TTCCAAGTTGCTGGAAGCGGAGCGCCTCAAATTGTGTTTGACCCAGGAGTAAACGCTCAGCTAGGAAGAACATCTCTAGGAACCGTTTCAGATATCTTTACTATTGCAGCTGCCACTACTAATGGTAACAAAAAAGTTGTATGTTCAGTTAACTGGTTAGAGCAAAGATAAGGAATATAAGTAATGGCTAAAGATACGAACCCTTGTTGGGACGGCTACGTCCAAGTAGGCATGAAGACTAAGGGTGGCAAGAAAGTTCCGAACTGCGTCCCCGCAGGTTCTGGCAAAAAGAAAGTCTCCAAACCTAAGAAAGCGAGTAAGTAATATGTGTGCTACATGTGGATGTATGGGAAAGAAGAAGGCTGCTAAGAAGGTCGCTAAGAAGGCGGCTCCAAAGGGCATGTCATCTAAGCAAAAGAAGCTTGATATGGACAAAGACGGCAAGCTAGAAGGCTCAGACTTCGCCGCCCTACGAAAGAAGAAGAAGTAATGTGCGCCACCTGTGGCTGCGGTAAGCCAAAAGACAAGCATGGTATGAAGACCCTAGCTGCTGCTAACAAAAAGTTTGCTAAGAAGGCTGCCCCGTCTAAGGCTAAGAAGGCATCTATGCCTAGAAAGAAGGGCATGTAATGGCTACCTTTAACTTCGGCAAATACACAGAGGCCAAGGATAAGAAGAAGGACGCCAAGATGACCAAGGGTATGACCCCAGCTCAGAAGGCTAAGTTTGAGAAGGCTGACAAGGCTCACGGAGCCAAGAAGAAGCCAAAGACAATGGCTGAAGATAAGAAGATTGACGCCAAAATCATTAAGAAGATTAAAAAGAAGTAAGACGCTTAGGGGCCCAAAAGGGCCCCTTTGCTTTATCCTTATAGTGAATCCATGCGGGATTCAAAGCTTCACCCCCTGCGTTGTACCTTGCGAAATCTAGGATGGACATGCCTAAAAAAGTATCATCAGCATCTGACACAGACTTCAGACGCGAGATTAATAAGGCCATTCCTGGTAATGCTGTCACTGCAGCTTTAGGAGCTTTGACTGTCGCAAATGTACTACTGGGGAGACACGTTGCTAAACGTAGAAAATCTCGTAGAGGCTAAAGCCTCCGAGGGCTCATTAGAAATGACTGCAGCTCTTCGTGAGCGTGCAGTAGCTGCTGGCTGGCCAGCTGATGTAATCCCCCAGATGTCAGTTAACTTTGACGGTTCTAATTTAAACTACAACGTACCTGATAAAGCGTGGGACCTAGAATACGGTGAGCCTAATAAGTCCGCCCCAACTTCTGTCATGCGCGGTTTGAACTACCGACTACATGGGTTTATGGATGAAATCATAGACAACGAGCTCCTTGACCGTATGGTTATGGAAGACGAGGTGTTCCATGGGTAGCCCATTTATTATTGCAGAGGATGAAGCAATCAAAGCCTACCTACAAGGTATGGTGGTTGCTGATGAGAAGTCGGCCGCAAACAACGGCCCTACTGAGACAATTAAAACTAGACCAGTAAAGGTATGGTTCGGATACCCTGATGTAGAAATCCGTGCACAGGAGTTTCCTTTTGTAACTATAGATTTAATTGATGTTGTTCCAGCTAACGACCGTCAGGTTCAAGGAAAGCTACACGACGGGGACTATCGTGGAACTATCACAGCTGTGCCAGGTTTAGTCTACGAATACGACTACCCTATTGCTTACGACCTTATCTATCAGCTTACAACCTATGCAAGACACCCACGACATGACAGGGCCATCCTGTTTCAAATGTGGAATAAGTTTCCATCTAAGTACGGCGTACTGCCTGTAAGTAATCAGTTAGGAACTGAGTACAGCAAGCGGTCTATGTTCGTAGATGGATATGCAAAGCGAGATACGTTTGAGGATGCGGAAAGTGGAAACCGACGCCTCCTACGTAACGTCTTTACATTAAGGGTGGTTAGTGAGATGACCCCAGCAGTAGCAGCTACAGCATTTGCTGCTATTACTTCTGTCACTATTAACCTACCAGTAAACAACCAGACGTCTATCCCTTCGGTCTACGAAATCTTGTAATAAACGGCAACCACGTAAAATCTATCTAAGGAGATAATCTAAATGGCATTTCAACGCCCTGGGGTATACGTTCAAGAAACGTTGAACCCTGTACAGCCAATCGCTGGAACTAACTCAGAGTTTGTTACAGCTTTAGTTGGTGAAAACGACCGCGGTCCTATCAACACCCCTTCACTCGTAACATCTTGGAACCAGTATGTAACATTGTTTGGTTCTTGGAACTCTTATACAAACAACTCATTGCCACTTGCAGTTTACATGTTTTTCTCAAATGGTGGCAGCCAGCTTTACGTAACACGTATTGCAGCAGCCCCAGGTCTTGCTACTCGTTCACTCAATGACCGAGCTGTTAGCGCTTCAGCAACTCTCCAAGTAGCTGCTAAGAACCCTGGTCGCTGGGGAAATGACCTAAACATTTCTATTGCTAACTCTATTGAAACTGGCTACTTTGACCTTATCGTCTACAGCGGTGGTCAGACAGACTCAAATGTTGTAGAGACATTTAGTCAGCTATCTATGACAACTACTGACACACGCTATGCACTAAACGTGGTTAATGTTTCATCTAACTACGTAACATTGACAGACCTAAACTCTTCAAACACTGGAACTACAAGAAACCCAGCTGTGGTTGCTAACCAAACACTTGCTGGCGGTTCAGTCGGAAACGCAGTCTCAGTTACAGAGTACTCAGCGGGTCTTGCAGCATTTGATACAGTACTTCAGTCTTTGGTTCTTAACTTGCCAGGTCAGACAGCTGTAAACGTTGTAAACGCTGCCATTAGCTACGCTGAATCACGCGATGACGTATTCGTAGTTATTGATGGAATTGACAACACTCCAGCAGACCAGCTAACTCGTTCTGCTCAGTACACAGCAAGCTCTCTAGCAGCTGTTTACTACCCACCTCTAGTTATTGCAGACCCAACTGTTGCACTAGGTGCTACCACTGGTAGAACTGTAACTGTAGGTGCTGGAGCAGCTGTGGCAGGTCTTATCGCTACTACTGACAACTCTCGTGGAGTTTACAAGGCACCTGCTGGTTTGCAGGCTCGTCTTGCTGGTGTGGTTTCTACACGTCAGCTTACAAATGCAAACCTTGATTCTCTTAACTCAGCAGCAGCCCCTGTAAACGCTATCCGCTTTATCCCAGGCTCAGGCTATGTTGTAATGGGAGCAAGAACTCTTAAGGCAGGTTACATCGACAAGTACGTACCAGTACGTCGTTCACTTATCTACTTACGCAAGTCTCTTACTGACCTTACACAGTTTGCAATCTTTGAGCCAAACAACGAAGGACTATGGCGTCGTCTAGATGCAACAGTCTCTTCATTCCTCACACAGTTCTGGTCACAGGGAGGCCTACGTGGCGCTACTCCTGACCAGGCATTCTTTGTCAAGGTCGATGCTGAGAACAACCCTCAGTACCTAATCGACCAAGGCCAAGTAAACATTGAAGTTGGCGTTGCACTACAGCGTCCAGCTGAATTCGTAATCATCAAAATTGGCCAGTTTGACGGTGGAACCACCGTTACTGTTGCGTAAAGGAGAGCCAAATAAATGACAACCCCTTCAAGTATCATCAATCGCTTCTCAAAGCTAGCGACTGACCCACTACGCTCGTTCCGATTTTATGCACAGTTTACACCCGCTCAAGGTGGCGCACCGTTCACTGATAAAATCCTAACTGGCTCAAGCGCAGACCCAGCAACATCTGGTATCTCATCTAGCTGGATTGGTGGTTTCTCGCAAATCTCTGGTCTAAGCATTAACACACAGTCAATCCAGTACCGTGAAGGTGGCTACAACACCACTGTACACCAGGTACCTGGTATGACTACCTTCTCACCAGTAACCTTCCAGCGTGGAGTTCTCTACGGAAACGACCAGGCTATTACCTGGATGCGTGGATTGTTTGCTACAGCTTCAGGTGAAGGTATTGCAATGCGTCAAGGTGGAGTGGACAAGAACTTCCGCGTAGACATTAACGTCTATGTCATGGACCACCCAAACACTGCTACAAACGCAGCAACCACCACTGTAAACGACAACACCCCACGTATGGGATTCAAGATTCATAACGCTTGGATTACTACGCTAAACTATACAGACCTAAATGCTGCTGACGGAGCGATTCTTTATGAGTCAATGTCATTAGTTCACGAAGGTTTGTCAGTGTTCTTTACTGATGCAAACTACATCCGTAAGG